GGTTCCCAAGACCTGTGATGGGGTTCTTTTATTTAATTCATAAACGCTAGAAAATAAAACAACATCAGGCTCTGGTTCAGGCTTAACTCGGTATTCTATATCAGTGTTCCAACCGGGACTATTGTCAGAGCAATTTTCCCAATAACTTTCGTTTAAATATTGAATCTTTGCACCATCAGCCCAAGCTTTAATTAATTCTGCGTGTTTGTGTTTCATTTTTTTCTCCTCTTCAAAATAACTCCAAGAACAATACCAACTAAAAACATTCCTAACCATAAATATTCAACCTTCATTTCTCTTTACTCCTTGCTATCCTACAATTAGCTTTCTCTTGGGGCGTGAAGTCAGGACTTATCTCAGCCAACTCACAGTTCTTGCGCATCTGGTAATCAGGTATTGATGCAAGCAAGAGAACAAACCCACAAATGAATGTGGCAAATAATATTGCAAATGTTTTCATAGATTATCTAGACTGATCAAATAGTTCTAATGCAATCATCTCTTCAGGGCCTACCCATCCTGTTGGCTTCATTGCATCTTGTTGGTAACCTCTGCTTGTAGTGCCTGGTTGCTTTTGCATGTTTGCTTCATGCACAATGTTCAATATCTTAGGCAAGTTAATTCCCATGTGATGAGCACAACCCATTGTGACATATGCTAAATCTGCAATTGCATCGGCAGCATCAACAAGGTTTCCTTTTTCATGCGCTTTCATCAACTCACTTAGCTCTTCCATTAAAAAGCGGGCATAGAAACTAATATCTATAGGCTCAAGTAAATGAGGCTTATTGCCTATTGGCAAACTTAATTTAGTTCTAAATTCACGTACTTTCAGAAAAATATCATTGTTCATTTTTCTTTTCTTTCTTTTCGCTAGGTGGTATAAACCCGAAACGTCTCATTGTTTTTAGAATATCAGTAGCTACTGAAGGACGATATACAAAATGTGGATTTCTCCAATCAGGTACAGGGTTGATTTGCTTTTTCATGTTAATTCTCCCATGGAAAGACAATCCATTGTTGTAATAAATCTTTCACTGCAAAATACTCTAATTCAGGCAATGCTTCATTATGAAATAAGACACCTACATGTACGCCTGGGTTAATGTCTTTAAGCTTTTGAATAGTAGCACCTGTGTCATATATTTCATCAATCACAAGACATCTTTTTGAAATAGGTATTAATGTTCTATCAGTGATTGCCATCATCGGTAGCTTAAGACGATGGCTTAGCATGATAGCGGGTATTAATCCGCCTCTTGCAATACCTGCAATCAATTCGTAATGCTGCTTTGATTCTCGAATCTTAGATTCTAATGTGTCAACAAGTTCAGTAATATGACTCCAAGTAAGATGACGAACTTCTTTTTTAGAGATCGTATTTAACCAATGATCATATTCTTTATCGATGATTTTATCCATTATCATTCTCTAAGTAACGGGCGCCTTTAGAGGTGATGTTAATCTCTTTTACGCGAAGATTATTAGCAGGGCTTGTAGCTTTTACGTAACCGTTTTCACGAAGCCAACTTAGATTAAAGTACAAATGTGCTCTTGAGCCAAGCGAATCTTTTTCTACTTCAATAATAAAGTCTGTGATCTTAATCGGCCCGTATTCTTGAACTAAATCGAGCATCGATTCTGCAACATGCGGCATCTCGGACTTTACTCGTTTTCTATGCCATTGAATTGGAGTCATCTAAAACCTCCAAGCACGCCATAAGCGAACATAGCGCCTAATATAACGGCATACACTGTGCATGCCACCCAGTCAATAATGATTTCTTTATTCATCATCGAGTTCTTTCTCTATAAAATATAATTGATAATTTGTTGATAATTCGATTAACATATCAAGAGCTTTAACGTCTTTTGCTCTTAACAATGCTTCAAACTTCTGATTTTCTTCATCTGAAAAAGAAGAATCAGACATTGCTTCAAAAAAATTTCGAGGCTTACATGGGTCATGCTCTTCTGTTTCAAGAAGCTCTTGAATTCTCTCGGCATCTTGTTCTTGCTTCATAATGTGCTGCTCCATTGCTCTATCTAATGCTGCGTCCCATCCCATCATTTAGCTCCTTGTGTTAAGTATTAAGTAGTGATACTAAGTATATTATACCATAGAAAGTACTATGTGACAAAGCTTTTTATACTTTGTCACATAGTGAAAGATTACATTGTTGCTAATGCATCGAGAGTTTGTTGCTTGAGGTTTGCACCGTAACCAAACCATGCACTACGAATACGTGCATCGGATGTACGGGCATTTTCCCAATCAACTAATTGAGTCACTGCATTTAATGCACCCCAACCGGTACCTTTTGCCGATTCCATATCAGCGCCTATGCCGTTACCGTCAAACAGTTGTAATGCTCTTGCCGCTTGACGACTTGGTTTATCAATAGAGCCACCAAGCACACTAACAAATAACTTGGAAGCCTGTTCGCTTGATAACTTAATACGCGCCAATGTCTCTGCGGTAGTTTGAAAGGCTTTGAAGTTCTGATTAATCTCGCCTAACTTCATTTTTACATCTGAAGGATCGAAGATTGAGCTATGGCGTACTTTTACTGCTTGACCATTCCGTTGTGCAATTTGCATTGTATTGTTGCATACAACGCGGACTGTAGTAAGCCTTGCCTGTGTTGCGAGTGAACCATCAGCTGATGAAGCAAGAAGAAGGTATTGGTTTACTTTATCGCCTACTAAATCAAATTCACCTTCCATTTTAGCAAGAGCCCAATAATGAGCACCACCACGAAGTACACCTGCGGTTTCCAACTGAGCCGAAGAGCCGATAATATCTTTAAAAAACTCTAGGACTTCGATTGGTTGAACAATTTTGTATCGATTACTTACAATACCAAGAGCATCATGTGTATCAGTACGAAGAATAACACGTTTACCTGTGTATGACTGCATATTTTGACCGTCATTTACAGGTGAGAACCAAATAGGTGTTGTCTGTAATTTAAAATCAAGACCTGCTTCGGTAGCCCACGTTTCCAATGATGAATCAGGTGTGAGCTGTTGACCAAGACCGTGCCATGGTGTTTCACCTACATAGGCAATTGCATCTTTACCGTTTACTGTTTTGGCGATTTCATGTGCCATAATAAAACTCCTTTTTAAAGTTAAGAATAATGAATTAATTTATACTACCAAACCATTATACCATATATTTGATATATTTGATTTCACTATGTGAAATAACTAATATGAGTTTTGTGAAATTAGTTTCTTGATTGCATCATTTGTTTTTTGTAGAAGCAGTTTATAACTAGTAATGTTATGCGTATCCTCTGCTGTTCTAGTTAGTAATAAGCAACGAACTGATTGCCCATCATCTTCTTTGATCATCTTGTTCTGTTGACTAAAGCAAAGCTCGTTAAACGAATTATTAATAGAGTGCGCAGTAATTCGTGAACCCTCATAGCCAAAATGCTTAATCAGTACGTTCATCATTCCTTTGCTGATCGCAGCAGAGCCGTCAATCTCGTTTTCAACCCAGTCCCATACATCTTGTGCAAACTGTGCCCATGCAGACTTACTGGCTTGAATGACTTCTTGTTTGTGATCAGACATCGGCGCAGGTGCTTTAGCATCAAAATTAGAAAGATCTCGTGTATTGTAAAAGTACATCATGATCTCAAAACCGTGCTCATTTTCACACCAATCTTTTACTCTATAGATTAACTCAGAACATACTGCAGGGTCTAATGATTGTGGCTTATAGATTGCTTCACGACGTGCTCCTTCATTCACTGTGGTCACTTTGGCATGGTTCGTTGTGAATGCATAGTTTACATAGTTGGTGACAAAAATTGCATCTTGGTTCTTAGCTTCAAGCGTCAATGTGTCGCTTGTGATCAAGTTCTTCAGCTCATCAGCATGCCGCGTATTATCAGTACTTGGCTCATCAACCGTGATGAGTATCCGATTTAGTACGTGTTGGTTAAACTTTTCAAATAAACGATCAGGTCCAATAGAAAGCGCCATATCACCAAGCATCTCTGCAATCCAGCCAATGCTAAAAGACTTGCCAATACCTTGCTTAGAGCTGATAATTTGTATTGTTGTGTTGTTTCTTTCCCATGGCTTTTGAACAATTTGTGCAATCCAATCGTGAAAGAACTCCTCAAACTCAGGGGCATCTTTAAAGAAATATTTGCACCAATCAAGCCACAGATCGGGTTTGCCTTCTAATGGCTCGTATTTCCATGCTTTCATGAAATTATAGTAACCGTCAGGCGTAATTCGAAGACCTTGATGTTTAGGGTAAATACCCATTCCTTTCAGATTCAAGCGCTTAGACCAAGCAGGATATGCATCTGTTAGCTTAATCGAAGTTGTTCTACCGTTTGGTGCGGGCCTGATCCACGTATGATTGGCAAGCTCTATTCGAATTCTTTGCCCATTAAATTGCTTACCGTCGCTCAACCGAATCCATTGCCCATCAAAAATTGCCCACTGTGTGCGAGCTGTATAGAGCCGATATTCTTCGCTGTTTTTTATCATGGTAGGCTCTATGCATGACATAAGCACTTCTGATAATGTTCCGCCTATCAATAGATGATCGTCAATGGCGTACTTCTGCCCTTTAATGGGCTTAAACTTACCTACACGACAAAGGTGAACCTTAGCCCCTAAGCCTGCAAGTGTAATGGCTAATTTATTTTCTTCAAGTGCCACTTGCTCATTAGGCTCACCATTATCAGACTTACCGTCATAGTCATATAGTATGTAGACATTCCGAGCTGAAAGTGATTTCTCATAGAGAATGGACATGAGATCTTTGTGCATTGGAAGGCCTGATTTGTCTGTCCATGATGAAACCCCTGGAACCGCGCAACAGATGTACTGCAGATTCTCTGCTTCAATCGCTTTGGTAATGGCATGTGCTTTGAACTCCCCTTCTGTAATGATGAGAGGAATTTGTAAGTTAGTCAGTGCTGAGGGCCATAACGGGTTCACAGGAAAATAGATATGAGAACCAGACTGACGTGGTTGGCAGTACTTCATCTTTCCGATCGGGTTCAGAAGACGAACTCGATTAAACTCTGTTCTGATTCCATTCGTGTCGAAGTACGGAATCCGTATGGAAGCACTATAGACTGTGAACCCCATCAACTGGGAAGTTTGTTGAGGGTCGAGGTATTCAAGGCCTAATGACTGTACATCTTTGTCTTCAAACTGTCTATCTTTTAGAAATGCGTGGTATAATGATTCTGGTTTAATTGTTTTTTCATTGAAACTCATTTCAATGACTCCTTCACAAGTGTAACGATTGGACTACTTTAATGTTGTAAGCGCTTAAATCCTCGGTGTACGGCACTGAGGATTTTTTTTATTCTTTTGATTTAACATAGATTAGTCTCTGATTTTGAAGGTTAAAAAACCCCTCAAATGAGGGGAATAAGTGAATGGGTATTACTTTAACACAGTTTGCAGAGGTTAAGCATAAGAAATAGGCTCTTTCATTAAAAGTTGATGAAGACGTAAAACAACATCGCTATTTTTGCCACCAACATTCCATTCACGTATTTCTTCTACAGGTGGAGCATCAGGGCCACAATAGTTACGACCATTTTTCCAGTTGTAGATGGTAGCCACTTCACCATCATCGAACTTAATCATCCACTCTGCATCCGATTTAAAATCATCATAATCATCACAGGGCTCACCAAACATCTCTACGATTCTATAATAAGAAAGATTAGATAAACGGGCAAGACCGCGCGTACCATTAATACTGATATGTTGATCGTTATGTGTAATATAGGGTTTAGTCATGTTAAGCCTTTACTTAGGTTGAATAAAATGCAGATTCTTTTGAATGTCATTCATAAGATCTAAAGTTCGATTAGTGGTAGGGTTAGGGTTAAATTGAACAAGTATCTTTTGCTTGTTGATAAGCTCTTGAAACTCTGTTTCTATTTGCTTAAATTCTTCTTGTGACAAGTCTTTCATTTAAACTCCGTTTCTTGTATGTAATAATTAGTAAGCTCGTACTTAATTGCATCGTTCTGAGCATCGATCTTACGTTCGTAAACGCCAAGCACGTCGCCGTCGTCTGTAAGGACGAAGACGTGTGCTGGCTTGGCAGCTGTTTTGTATGTAAGCTTAGGGGGCATATTAGATATCGAATGAAATAGTAAGTCTGTCGTTAATTGTATCGCGCACTACATCTGCAATATCGACATGGTTATCGATATCGAACTCGTATCGCATGTGATGTTCGATAAGCTCATTTACTCTATCTTCGAATTCGCTATTAGTTAAGAAATCCATGAGCACTTCTTCAAGGTTGCCACTAAGAGGGTTATTCAGCTTAGCTTCTAGCTCTGCAACTCTATTTGCCATTTGTGTCATTGTTGTAGACATTAAGTTAAATAAGTCTGCAAGCGAGGCTTGTTGTGTGGTGTCTGGCACGTTAATTGTCACAGACGGTGTGTTAACCGGATAAGGCTGACCTAATTGATCTAAATTCATGTTAAAGCTCCTTGTTAAGTGTGTTAAGAATTAAGAAATAAAACTATGATTAAAACGACTACATTTTTACTACATGATACATTATACCACATTTTTGTACTTTGTTTTTTCACTATGTGAAATAGCTGAAACAAAGTACAACCTCTGGTATCTGTTAGGCGTTGTCTAAGATCATGTTCGCGAACTTCTTCTTGGCTTTGGTCCAGAGTATGTGGTGCACGTCCATTGGGTCTTCATCATTGCCAAGCAGGTTGATAATCGTGTCGCCTTCCTGCGCGAAGTCAAACTCATCAAGTGCTTCTTCTTCGAACCACTTGTGAATTTTAAGTGCTAGCTTCTCTGCTAGCACTTCATAGACTTCGTTTTCTGCTTGTGGGGTTAGTTTAGTTTGTTCAAATTCACGCATTATTCGGACTCCTTGGTGTCGTTGTTGGTCACTAGTAAAAACTCATGAGGAAAAGCCCGAACTAAACGGGCTGCATTTCGTGTATCTGCTTTGAAGAACAGCTTACCGAGGCTCGATGCAAAACCACCACCGGTGGCTTCCATTCTAGTAGCATTCCCGTGGGCGATCCAGTACTCTTCGTTGTCTAATGATTCGGATAATAGTGTCATTGCTGTGCTTCCTTTCTGAGGATTTTGTCGCACAAAGAATGTGCAGTGGATAAAAGTGGGCAAGAAATAGGTGTTTCAGGGTTTTCAGGAAACCCAACAGGTAGTCGGCTAGGATCCTTGATATCATAGACATAGAAATGGCCTTGCATCCATTCATAGCAGTAAAACCGATTTTTGTAAAGCTTAGTGAATCGAGTACTCGTACTCGATTCACTAAAGGGCTTAGTGAATTTCATTCTATCTCCTTGGGCGAGTTGTCGATACGTTGCTTTTTGTTGTAAGAACCAAGGTAGATACGACCATCGACTTGCGGCTCGTACCAGTTAATCTCGTATTCGACGTTGTCTGCAAGTGGGACGTACCACACAGCAAAGTTGTGCTTGGCATTTTCTTTGGTGCGAAAGTGGTCGATAACCTCTTGGAGGTTGGTTGAAGTCTTCCACTCCATAAAGTTTGAACCATAGAAATGAAACTGTGGTTTGTTTTTCATGATTTATACTCCTGTTTTAAGTTAAGAATTAAGAAATCTAAAGCTAAATTACTACCTAATCATTATACCATAGATTAGAATCGTGCATTTCACATTGTGAAAGAGAGTTAGGTATTTCACATCATGAAATGTCGCTGTACAAACAGAGAATGCAAAAGCTGCATGCAGCTTTTACTGGTTCTGCAACCTAGATTCTAGGTAGAAATGAGGTCAGAAAAATAAGTAACTCGGAGTTACACAGAAAGGTAGATTATGTAACTCTGATGACAGAACATACTAACGTTTAGCATAGTACACAGTTTAGCAAATAGGTTACTGAAAAGTAAACAGAATTGACGTTTTTGTGTAATTTGATGTAACTGAGCAGAGTTAAGCTGCTGTTGGGCAGTGTCTTAGTTACTGAGTTACTTATTTTTAAATTAATAATAATAATTATTATTATATATATGAATTTGACAAGGCACGAAACTTGAAACCGATGAAACTCGAACCAAATAGTGCCTCGTTTTAGCACCTTGTGATACAATGAAATTCTTACCTACTGGGAGAGATTTTCTCTCTCCCAGCAACTTACTGGGAGAGAGAAAATGGCAACAGAAGTAACCAAAAAGAAGTTAGGGCGTCCTACTTTGTACCGTCAAGAGTTCTGCGAAAAAGTCGTAGAAATGGGGAAAAAGGGCATGAGCCAAGAACAGATTTCAGGGACGTTGGGCTTTGCCTGGAATACACTTGATCTCTGGGCTGAGAAGCATCCAGAGTTCATGCAGGCCTTACGTACGGCTAAGAACCTAGAACTACATTACTGGGAAGATCTAGGTCTGCAGAACGTTCTGGAAACTCCTGGAGGCCAACGCTTGAACGGGGCGGTCTACAACAAGATCATGGCGGCTCGATTTCCTGCAAAGTACTCAGAGCGGAACAAGATCGAGCTTACGGGCGCGAACGGAGGGGCTGTGAAACTTGAGACTTCGCACTCAATCGCACAGGAGATTCTGAAGGATATACAAAGCGATCTTCAGATCACTCAGAGTCAAACGGGCTCTAGTTCTTAGAGTAGAGGGTTCAGATTCAGATCGCAAGCTCGACTCAGAACTCAGTCAAACGGGCTTTGAATCTGCCCAGATTCGGCTCAGATTCTGAGCAGATGCCCGATTCAGATCTGAAAATTTTCTCAAGATTTTTTCACATCGTGAAACTCACTTTCACATCATAAAACTCACTTTCACATGATAAAATGAGCTTTTACATGCTGAAATTTCACTATATGAAACTCACTTTTACAATGTGAAAGTTGCACGTAAATATCACAAAACTCGAGAAAAGTAAAGGAATATTTCACTTATTTCACATTATGAAATCGAAAATATTTTTAAAATAATTTAAAAATTTATTTACTTTTTCTTAGAACTATGTATAATAAAACTTAGGAAATAAAAAACCCTAAGTTTTAAATTTTAAATTCTTAATTCTAAACGAAAGTGAGTAAATTATGTTAACGAAATTCGCAATTAAAAACATTGAATGTTTTCCTTCGAAATTAAAAGCAAAACTCTCGAATACAGAGATTTTTGTAAATATCGAAAAAAAATCGATTCTCGAATATTTAAAATCTCTTGACGAAAATTCGTCAATATGCGAAGTTACAATGTCAGATTACATCTACATCGAATTCTTAGATTAAATCGACAATGAGATCTGAGGCCTTAGGGCCTTGGATCTTTTTCTGTGGGCTTTGGGCTTAGATTCTGGGCTTTTTGTTCTCAGATTTCATAGGACCTCGAGACTTTCTGCGGGGGTCGGCTATGTCAGCTTCTGAGCCCACAGCCCTCAGAAATTAAAGTAAACACTTTCATGTCCACAGTCCTCAGAAATTAAAGTAAACACTTCATACAACTAAACTTAAACACTTAAATACTTTATCTCTGCAGCTCTCTGCAGCTGCAGCAGTGTTACAATGCTCTCATGCCACTTACAGACAAGCAATTAGAATTAATTGCTGCCAAGATCACTAAGCACGATAAAGAATTGTCAGCCATGTCGCCTGAGTGGCGAGCTGCTTTCAAATCCCGATTAAAGTGGTTGACCATCGCCCTTCCCCATCAAATAGAGCCGCCATCAGACTGGTCGGTGTGGTTGCTCCTTGCAGGCCGAGGAGCAGGTAAGACAAGATTAGCCGCCGAGTGGGCATGGTGGAAAGCTTGGAATGAGCCAGGTAGTCGCATTCTCGTGTCGGCTCCAACCTCAGGCGATATACGAGACGTGTGCTTTAATGGAGACTCCGGACTTTTAAATGTCACACCGCCTGAGATCATCGCCAATTACGGAATCAGTCTTCATGAGCTTACGCTCAAGAACGGTAGCATGATCAAAGGAATCGCCGCCTCAGAGCCTAGCCGTTTCCGTGGTCCTCAGTGGCACCATGTATGGGCAGATGAGCTGGCAGCATGGGACTATCTAGACGAAGCATGGGATATGATTCAATTCAGCTTACGACTTGGTAAACAGCCGCGTATGGTGTGCACCACGACTCCGAAGCCTGTGCCGAAGATCGTAGAGCTGAACGATCGAAACGGAAAGGATGTGCATGTGACCACAGCCTCTACATACAGCAACTTGCACAATCTAGCGCCGAACTTTCAGAATCAGATCATGCAGTATGAAGGGACGTCACTCGGCCGCCAAGAGATTCATGCAGAGATTCTCGACCCAGAAGAAAGTGGCTTAGTGAAACGTAGCTGGTTCGAGTTGTGGGATGCAAAGAGGTCGTTCCCAGAGTTCAGCTATGTCATTCAAAGCTATGATTGTGCAGCGTCGGATAAGCAGATCAACGACCCCACCGCGTGTGTAGTCTTAGGAGTATTCAGACCTAGCGAAGATAAGGGAAATAGAGTGATGCTCATCGACTGTTGGTCAGAGCACCTCTTATACCCAGACCTAAGATCAAAGCTGAAGGACGAGTTTGAAGAGATCTATGGTGACCCTGATGAGTTTGGATCAGGTAAGAAGGTGGATCTAGTCCTTGTAGAGAACAAGTCCTCAGGAATTGCGCTGATTCAAGATTTGCAGAAGACAAGAATTCCGATTAGGGGGTACAACCCAGGAAATGCAGATAAGGCAACACGCCTGAACATCGTAGCTCCGATGATCGAGAGAGGATTGCTCTATTTGCCGGAGTCGACAGAGCATCCAGGTCAAGCAAGAACGTGGGTACAGCCGTTCCTATCCGAAGTGTGCAGCTTTCCGCTCGGTAGACATGATGACTATGTGGATGCGCTGACACAGGCTCTAAGATACCTCAGAGATGCGAACATCATCGTTCTAGACCATTTTGTATCACAAACTTCGGACTACGCCGATGACGAGATGCGTAAAAGAGCTGAAAACCCTTACGCGCTTTAAGTAAGTTGTGATATGATGAAAGCATCATCAACTGCAGGATGACACATGCCCGATTCTTCCGTCACGCTTCAAGGCGATTATAACTATCAGCCTGACTCATCATATACTGACCCATTAGGTGCTGTTGTTACTAGCGATACGTCGTACGACCCGTTAGAGATTCAGAAAATGAGAGCAGCGCTTGAGGCAAAGAACAAACCACAACAGATGTCGATCGGTGAAATGGCGTCGAACTTGTACGGAAATCTACAAGACTACGAGAAGAAGTTAGGCATTACTGACATGAAGCGTCTGCTTGGTCAGATTCCAGCAGTGAAAGCAGTCGCACCTGTTGCACAAGTGCCTCTTTCAATAGCATCAGGCTTTCCTGCAGCACTGGCATACGGCTATGTGCCTCCTGGGTCATCGCCTGAAGCATATCAGCAAGCACAAGCCAGATCAGACGCACTACAGTATCAGCCAGAAAACCCGTATTCACGACAGATGCTAGAAGGCATAGGGTCAGCATTTACTGCTGCTAAGATACCGCCTTACATAGGCCATCTGCCACCTGCAAGACTCAGCCCTTCTGATGTGCAGGTCATGGGAGCACGTGGCATTAACACAGCAAGAGAGCTTAAAGCAGTGCCGCAGGACTTTGTTAATGCTCAGTCTGGGCTAAAGAGAACAGGTCTAACTGGTGAGCCTACGTACGGTGTGAAACTTCAACAGATGGCAGATGAGCTAGGCGACTATGCAGCTCGTCAACAGTCAAGAGGCAGACCGACTGTGTCACTGATGGGTGCAGAGAACCTGATGCCTGAGACTAAGATGAACATTGTCAAAGGGCCTAGTGCTAAAACTTGGGATCTAGATGCAATCAAGGCAGCAGAAGACATGGAGTCAAAGAATCTGCCTGACCCATTAACACACAAAGTGACAGGCTCATGGAAAGGGCCTGACAATAAGTGGCGTCAAGAAATTTCAGATGACAAAGCTACTTTAAACCAAAGAACGTTTAATGATCTACAAAACTTTGTAGGAAAACAAGTACATGCGCCATTGAAATCTTTTTTAGACCATCCTGAGTTCTTTGCTGCATACCCAGAAGCAAAGAACATTGACGTAATAGTAGGCCCTTTTGGCGAAGAGTTTCGTGCTGCTTATTCTCATGCAAATAATGCAATTTACATCAATGAAAGTGAAGTCGCAAAAGGCTCTAATGATGTATTAAAGAATTTAATTCATGAGTTAACGCACCATGTGCAGAATGTAGAAGGTTTCGAACGTGGTGCAAATATTAATGAATTCCCTGAAGACAAAGATATTATTGTTGCACAAGAGCTTGAGAATGTCATGAGCGCACAGAAAATCCCATTGCAAGAAGCAGTAAGACGGTACACTTTATACAATGGTGCTCCCCCATCTCTTGATGCAATTGAGTATGCAGAGCGAGGGCAAGGCAACATTATTAAAAACCCAGGAAAAGAAGCTAGATATCACAGAGTGTTTGGTGAAGCAGAATCAGAGTCTATGGAAGACAGGATGTTTCTTACCCCTGAGCAAAGAAGAGAGCACTACCCACTACAACAGCAATCGTTTCAAGACTTACTCTATGAAAGGCCTTCTTACGGCATTAAGTTCAACCCTAAGAACGCGCTTATTAGAAAGCCTGGTAGTAGCGACTTTATCTCTGCAGAACAGTTTAAGAAGCAAGGCTATACACACACTCCATTAGCAATCGACAATACAGAGTTGCCACCTGACTTAGAGATGGCAATTAAGAACCCAGGCGGAAATTGGGATGATGCTCGACTAGACTTAGTTCTTAGACAACATTTACATTCGACGATCCCTACTATAATAAGAAATGGCGGCGAAGACTGGAAGAACATTGCAAATGAGTTTGGGTATTCTCCTGAACAGATTGATCGAACAGAAAAAGACTTTGCATTAAATAATTGGGTTGATAAGCGTCTTAAAAGCTATATTAAGAATGACCTAGGAACGCCTAAAGATCCAGTTCGTGATCTTGCCGATCAAGGGATTACGCATATACAAGACCTAGGTGAAAGGTACGAAAGACTGCACCCTAAAAACCAAGAAACCATCTACAAAATGAGAGAAAAAGAAGGACAACAAAGAGAAGACTACGGTGCAACAAATGCAGGCAAAGACTGGGAAAATAGATCTGAATATAACGTTGACCCACAAAGCATTAAATCATGGGCAGACTATTTCCCTGTTAGATTTGCAAACAACGATGGGTTACAAAAAGCGCTTGAAAAAGACTCAAATGCAAAGATATACACAACTGATAGCGGCATGATTAGAGATCTTGGTTTAGATCACTTAACCGATGAGCTGCATGCTGCAATACAGTCAGACTCCGATCTTCCTCAACATTTAAGAATCTCGACTAAAGATCTAGAGCGTATGACCGTGCCTGATGCAGTGAGACTTGTGTCAAAGATCAATAAATACCGCGCTGATTTAGCAGAGAAAGCAACTGTTAAGAACCTTGGTGAGTTTAGACAGAACTTTCCAGCACTAAAGACCTATGACAATGGCATGGCTTGGCATGAGCTAAAAGAGCCTGATGCAGAGCACTCATTGCCTGAAGGATGGAAAGTGATTAAAACAAATCAAAACACGGAAACTGGAAATAATGTAGATGTGCACGGCTTGTTAAATCAATATAAGTTTTTTGAAGGTGATTTTCATGACACGCCTGAACAAGTTCATGCTGCGCATAACAAGACTGAGAACTACAAATTGCTAGACAAAGCTCTTAAAGAAGAAGGCGAGTTGATGGGACACTGTGTCGGCGGTTATACAGATGATGTAGTCAGTGGTAACTCTAGAATCTTTACACTTAGAGATGCTAAAGGTAAGCCTCATGTGACAATAGAAACGAACCCTGCCAAAGGAATTGAAGAGACTGATGAGCCATACACTGATTATCATGATGTTGCTCAAATCAAAGGCAAAGGAAATAAAGAAGTAGCGACTAAATACCGTGCAGAAGTGCTTGATTTTCTTAACAATGCATACCCACATTCTGCATTAGTAGACGTAGAAGATCTTGATAATATTGGTGCAATAGACACTTCTGGTATAGAAAGTATGGCAGGCGGAAAAGAAATTAATGCTGCTATTAAAGCTGTCGTTCCAGATCTACCTAGGTTTATTAGCAGAGATACTTGGGATAAGTTAGTTGATCAACACTATGTTAGAAGACCCTTAAAAGGCCACAAAGACGGTGGAATAATTCGTCTAGCAACAGGTGGCCGTATAAAATCGTTAGATCACGACCGAATGAAATTTGAATTAATGATGAGAGGCAAACATGGCTGAGATGCCCATACCGCAGGACTTTAACAGATACGTTTCACCTCTTTCTCAAGAAGAGCTAGGCGACGACCCTTCAATTAATGAAATATTTGACCCTTCTGGTATAGAAGAGCAAGAAGATGGCTCGGCAATTGTTCGAATAGATGACTTAAAAGGGCCTGAAGATACGCCTGATTTCTATGAAAACCTTGCAGAGTCGATTAAAGAATGGGAACTTGACAAAGTCGCGCTTAAATATGTTGAGCTCATTGAAAAAGATAAAGATGCACGTGAAGAGCGTGATAAGCAATATGAAGAAGGAATTCGTAGAACAGGTCTAGGCAATGACGCCCCAGGAGGCGCTCAGTTCATGGGCGCATCTAAGGTTGTTCACCCAGTCATGGCAGAAGCATGTATTGATTTTGCGGCTCGTGCAATTAAAGAACTATTTCCGCCTGACGGGCCTGTTAGAACTAAGATTATTGGTGAAATGACCAAAGACAAAGTAGCACGTGCAGACAGAAAACGTGACTACATGAACTGGCAACTTACGGAACAGATAGAAGAGTACCGTGATGAACAAGAACAGATGCTTACACAGTTGCCCTTAGGCGGCTCACAGTATCTTAAAGTCTGGTATGATGACTATAAAAAGCGACCTTGTATTGAGTTTGTGCCGATCGACAACATCTATTTGCCATTTGCAGCTGGAAACTTTTATACTGCACATAGAATTACAGAAGTACAAGACATTACACAAGAAGAATATGACTTAAGAGTAAGCCAAGGTCTGTACAAAGACTTAGGCGTGTATCGTGTCTCTGAAGAGCCTGATCAAACAAAATCAGAAAGAGCAAATAACAAAATCGAAGGTAAAACAGAAGAAAGTTCAAACATCGATGGCGTTCGACGCGTGTACCACATCTATACATGGTTAGAATTAGAAGAAGACGATGTCACAAATGGTGAACGTGCTCCGTATATCTTAATGATCGACAAATCAGAGAATGAAGTGCTAGGTTTATATCGCAACTGGGAGAATGGCGATGACACATATACTAAACTGGATTGGGTCATTGAATTTAAGTTCATTCCTTGGCGAGGTGCATATGCTGTTGGGCTTCCTCATCTCATTGGCGGTCTTTCTGCTGCTCTTACTGGCGCATTGCGGGCTTTACTGGATTCTGCGCACATTAACAATGCTCCCACGATGCTTAAACTCAAAGGCGGAAAAGTTTCAGGGCAATCCCAAAGCATAGACGTCACACAAGTTGTAGAGATTGAAGGAGCGCCTGGAGTTGACGATGTGCGTAAAATTGCAATGCCTGTACCCTTTAACCCACCAAGCCAAGTACTATTTGAGCTGTTGGCATGGCTCACAAATGCTGCTAAAGGAGTTGTTACTACATCTGAAGAGAAAATTGCAGATGTGACATCAAATGCTCCAGTCGGGACCACTCAAGCATTAATCGAGCAAGGCGCAGCAGTATTTAGTTCAATCCATTCAAGATTACATGATTCTCAACGTCGTGTGTTTAAGATTATTACCAGACTAAACAAATGGTACCTAGACGAACAAAGAAAGAATGACATTATTGAAGATCTTCATGTCACGCCTGAAGATTTTGAATCAAATAGTGATGTCATACCTGTTTCTGACCCGCATATTTTTGCAGAGAGTCAAAGATATGCTCAAATTCAAACTCTGTCGCAAAGAGCTCAACAGAACCCTGATCTTTATAACAGACTTGCGGTCGAGAAGAGAATCTTAAAACAGATCAAGTTTCCTGACATTAATGAGGTACTTCCTGACCCTGCAGAGATTCGAGAAATGAACCCTGCATTGGAAAATGTGTCCATGACGTTTGGAAAACCTGTAGGCGCCTTTCCACATCAGGACCATTTGGCTCATTTCTTAACACATTTACCTTACGCGATGGACCCGTTATACGGTTCTAACCCAATTATGGCACCGATTGTTCTTCCTGCCATGCTAGAACATCTAAAACAGCATTTAACTTTATGGTACTTAAGCGAAACCGACAGATATGCATCAGAAGCATTCGGCGAAGGTTTTGAAACGCATGTTGTGAAACCGATTCTTCGTGAAGCTCAGCAAGTCATTGCAGTAGCAACTCAGCATGTTTTACAAGATGCAGGGCAAAAACTAACACAACAGATCGGCCCTGCAATTCAGCAGATGCTGCAGCTCATGAAACAAATGCAAAGTCAAGTTCAGCAGCCTACTGACCCTAATATTATGGCTCAAGTTAATGCTCTTACACAAACAGCAATGGCAGAGACAAATCGCAAGGCTGAGCTTGATAAAGCTAATTTACAGCTAAAAGCGCAAGCACAGCAGCAAGATGCTCAAGAAAATCATGATAAATTGGTTGCAGAACAACAAATCGAAGGTGCAAAGATCACGCACGATGTCAATATGCTAGCAATTGAAAAACAGTTTGATGCACAAGCACAAATAGCACAACATAATCAAGAGTTACAGCAACAACAGATGCAGCATGTAGCAGAAGCACAACAAGCGCAACAAGAAGCAATGAAAGAAGGCATCTCCCAAGAAGGTGCTGCGGAACAGTTAAATCAACAAGGTGGGATTCCACCGCAACAAGGAGTTTAATATGACAGAAGCAATCAATATGCATAAACGTATGGCGTCTGAAGGTATGGGCGAAGCTAACAAACTAAAAAAAGGTGGCAAAGTGCCTGGCTACAAAGATGGCGGTGCTATCTCTGAAAGTAATGTAAGAAACTTACCTGCTAAAGGCGAACCTAAAAAGCCTCGTATGGCTAGTGGCAAAGAAAAGATTGCTACTATGAAAAATGGCGGTAAGAGTAAAAAATCAATGGTTTGCTGATGAATCTAACCAATGGTTTTCTCCATGCTTTGAAAATAAGGCAAGAGGAGATAAAGAATTCGATGGTAAACGGAAATTTTGTTAATTTCGAGAGTTACCAGCGATATGTAGGGATATACCAAGGCTTACAAGAAGCTTTGGATATTTTAGATAATTTAATGAAAGAGGAAGATGATGTCGAATGATATTGAGCAAACCTTGGGAGAAGCTTTCCCTGTTTTAGACCCACTGATGACTCCGTACGGGGCTAGAGTGTTGGTCCAACTAAGATGTGTTAAAGAAAAAGTAACAAGCGCAGGGATTTACATTCCTGAAGAAACAAAAGAAACAGAGAAGTGGAACACACAAATAGGCAAGGTCATTGCAATGGGCCCAATTGCTTTTTGTAATCGTGACACTATGCAACCCTGGCCTGAGAAAGCTTGGGCGCAGGTAGGTGACTTTGTACGAGTTCCTAAATGGGGTGGCGACAGGTGGGAGATTGACTTTACTGATGAGCAGGGCATTGAAGGCAAAGTTTTATTTACGTTCTTTAACGACCATGAGCTTATTGGCAAGGTAACAGGCGATCCTCGTGAAATCAAAGCATTTATTTAAGGACTAATCATGACACCAACAGATAAAATGGAAATGCAAACGGCTGAAGAGCCAGACGGTAGTGCAATTGTTACTCTACCAGAAAGTGTAGAACTACCTCCTCAAGACAACGATGATAATGGTTCAGAACGTCAATCTCAGTCATCAAATGACAATGATAGTGATGATGTTGATGAAGAACGTGAACAAATTCGTGCAGCTAGACGAGAAGAACGACGTCTTAAGAAACAAATTCATCGTGAGAAAACTAAAGAGTCAAGTCATTTAATTACTGCTCTTCGTCGTCAAAATGAAGCACTTGCTGAGAGATTGGCTAGAGTTGAGCAAAAGACAAGCGGGGCTGAATTAGCTAGGGTTGATAAAGCCATAGAAGATGCTTCAGTTGAGGTCGAATATGCAAAGATGAAAATGCAAGATGCTGTCTCAAAACAAGACGGCCACGGTGTGACAGAAGCTCAAGAACGATGGTTTGAAGCAAAGAGAAAGCAAGAATCTCTTCAAAACATGAAGAAACAAGCAACGTCACAAATGTCACAGTCTAAGCAAAACATTAATGCGCCTGATCCAATGGTTCAACGACTTGCCGCAGAATGGATGGAAAGAAATGACTGGTATGACCCACACGGTAAAAATGAAGAGTCTGCGATTGCTCAAGTCATTGATAAGAAGCTTACAGATGAAGGGTTTGACCCATCTTCTGAAGACTATTGGGATGAACTTGACGACCGACTTAAAAAATATATACCAAATGCACAAAAGCATGGGTATAATGAAAACAAAATGCGTAACCCAAGACCACGGTCTGTAGTAACAAGTTCAGGAAGAGAATCAATGGCAAATTCAAGAGGCAACGATTATGTACTTAGTACTGAAAGAGTGAATGCCATGAAAGAAGCTGGTGTATGGGATAACTTAGAACTTCGTAAAAAAGCTACTCAAAGATACATTGAGTGGGATCGCAACAATAAGAGCAGAGGCTAATCATGGATGATCGTTTAAAAAAGAGTGCAGGAAGAAATCGTGAATCTCGTGCAGCAGACGATGCATCACGTGAAGCCCCTGAAAATAATTTTGCATTAGCAAGAGAAAGACGTAGAATGTTCAGAGATGAGTTTTTACAAGAGTCTCTACCTACGGCACCAGATATTCCAGGTTTTCATTGTTGCTGGCTATCGACAACGAATCAATATGATCCTATTCACAAGCGTATGCGTATTGGATACACACCAGTGAAAGCCGAAGAAGTCCCAGGCTTTGAAAGTTACCGTGTAAAAGCAGGCGAAATGGAAGGTCTTATTGCATGTAACGAAATGGTACTGTACAAGCTACCTGAAGACATCTATCAAGATTATATGGCTGAAGTTCACCATTATTCTCCGATGGATGAGCAGGAAAAGATTAAAGTACAACAAGATCAGTTGTTAAATGCAAGAGACTCCAATGGAAGAGCATTGGGTCAAGTTGAAGGCGACGGTATGCACTTTGATTTAACAAGAGAAGTACCTGTTTTTAGATAAACAGGTTGTATTATCTTTAAAAATTGCGTTAATTGCGATTTTGCTTATATTGCTTTGAATAAAGCGAAACAACCAAAATTTTTATTTAACCATTTTTAAGGAGTAATATATGTCTTCAGTATCCGCTCCGTTTGGCTTACGCCCTGCTTTCTTTCCTACAGGATTGGAAAGAGCGCAATGTTTGCAAAACGGTATTACATCGGGTTACGCGGCTAATATTCTTAAAGGTCAACCTGTAGCTTACGTTAACGCAGCAAACGTAGGTTCTACAGGTTCTGCCAACGGAACTATTATCGCAGCACAAGCCCCAGGTTCTGCTTCAACGTCACAACAGTACGCTGTATCAGGTTCATTTCAAGGCGTAGAGTACACAGATACGACAGGTCGTAGACGTGTTTCTAATTACTGGCCATCAGGGACAACTGTTCAATCAGGTTCTATTACCAATGCTTATTTCTACAACGACTTAAACATCGTTTATGAAATCCAAGCTGATGGTTCGATGGCGCAAACTTCTATTGGTAATGAGTATTTATTTACTAACATTACTAGTGGTTCTTCAACAACAGGTCTATCACAAGCAACTCTCGGTTCTGCTACAGCAGTAGGTAACGGAAACCAAGGTCAAATGCGTGTAGTAGATTTAGGACAGGGCGTAGATAATGCTTGGGGCGATGCATACACAGTAGTTCGTGTACAACTCTCTTCAACTAACTTCTTCGGTCAGTTCACAGCAACCGTTTAATATAGGAGAAATATAACATGGCAGCCCCAATGAGAAGTACGGACTTCCGTTCAATAGTAGAACCTATTTTGAACGAGTCTTTTGATGGTATTTACGACCAACGTGCAGACGAATGGTCAACCGTCTTTAAAGAACAAGCAGGTATTCCACGCAACTACCACGAAGAACCTGTGTTATATGGTTTCGGTGCGGCTCCTCAGTTACCTGATGGCTCACCTGTAACGTATCAACAGGGTGGTGTATTGTTCTTACAGCGTTACGTTTACCAAGTATTCGGTTTGGCCTTTGCTATCACTAAAGTTTTAGTAGAAGATGGCGACCATATCCGTTTAGGTCAAGTGTACGCTAAGCACTTAGCTCAATCTTTGGTGGAAACTAAAGAATTGCTATGTGCTAACATTTTGAACCGTGCATTTAACTCATCTTATGTTGGTGGCGACGGCGTATCTTTAATTAATACAGCCCACCCTATTGCTAGTGGTACATTTAGCAATCAATTAGCAACCGCAGCAGCTCTGAGTCAAACATCTCTCGAACAGATGTTAATTCAAGTTCGCCAAGCAGTTGACAACAACGGTAAGAAAATTCGCTTACAGCCACTTCAACTTGTAGTTGCACCAGGTAACGTATTCCAAGCTGAAGTATTGTTGAAGTCCGTTCTAAGAACAGGTACAGCTAACAACGATATTAACCCAATTAAGTCAATTGGTTTGATACCAGAAGGCGCATCTGTAATTAGTCGTTTAACTTCAGCAACTAACTGGTGGATTCAAACTGACGCACCTGAAGGTATGAAACTCTTGACTCGTAGAGCTCTTGAGAAGACTATGGAAGGTGATTTCGAGACTGACTCTATGCGTTATAAAGCTACCGAGCGTTATATTCCAGGTTGGACTGATCCTCGTGCCATGTATGGAACTCCAGGAGCATAAGTAATAAGGGGGTGTAAAACCCCCATTTTTTATAATTTTGTCTAATTTTCAGGGAGAAGACAATGCCACAATTTTCAGATGACTTATTCTTAGGTTCTGCACAATCATTTGTAGGAACTGACTCAAACAACAATTTTCAAAACCCATCTCCAATGGATTTAGGGTTCGGCCCAATGGGTCGTGTTTATCTTTTAGATGAAACGCCTGCTACCGTAACAACTGCTGCGGTATTAGCGGCTAAGACTCCTACTACTGCAACGACTTATAGCGGAACTAACTTAGCGACTGCATCAACAACAGCAGGTACTACTCGTGTAACTTTACCTGATGGTACAGTTGCGATTCAATTAGATTATCCTCGTGCAGTTTCTGTAACAACAGGAACAGCAGCGGCTACTGTTCTTGCTTCTGTTGCAATAACAGGTACAGGTGGTCAGATTTCCTTTACATCACAAACAGGTTTAGTGTCAGGTCAGTATTTAACTATTTCAGGTACTTTAGGTGGTACAGGTACTATTACAGGCTATTCAAACCCTACTACTTATATTCTGACATCCGTAACAACTACATCAGCTACTTTAACAACAACTGCAGGTGCTGCGGTAGTAACAACTGCAGGTACACCAACAGGTTTAACTTATACATTAGGTGTGCTTTCTTCTAATGTGACTGTTTCAGGGTATGATTATTACAACCAACCAATGTCTGAAATTATTCAAACAGGTTATGCTGTATCTACTACAACAAGTGGTCGTAAAGCATTCTTCCAAGTAACTTCTGTTGCATTTAGTGGTGCTACTGCTACTGCTGTTTCTGTAGACACAACTAAGGTAATGGGATTGCCTGCAAAAGTAACTGACCCATCTTATGTGCTAACTGCTAAGTTTAGTGCAGGTACTATTGATAACACTTCAGGTGTTGTTGTTGGTTTAGGGGGTGGTTCAACTACTTACTCTACACAAGCAATCACAGGCTTTACAATCGCAGCCCCTGGCGTTGCTACTGTTGCTTATTCACCTCCAAGTGGAACTTTGGTTACATTTACAGGAACACTTCCAACAGGTCTTTCAACAGGAACTACTTATTGGTGGTCAAACCTTTCAGCAACAACAGGTAAGGTTGCATCAAGCCAAGCTAACTACCTTGCAGGTACATTTGTAACCACAACAGGTTCGTATACAGCAAGCGCTGCCTCTCTTGTTCCTTCTACTACATCTAGCCCTACAACGCCTGATGTTCGTGGAACATACGCTATTTCAGGAACTCCTGATGGCTCTAAGCGTTTATTAGTAAGTATGGGTCTTACAGCAATTCAAGTAGGTCCAAACTCAACTCGTGCAGGTTTACTTGGCTCTGACCAAGCTTAATAGGAGAAATCTAAATGTTTAAAGCGATGAAGAAAGAAAAAACCACCGAACCTGAAGTTGAGTTAAAACTTAAAAAGGGTGGTAAGGCAAAAATGGCTATGGGTGGTGTACCTATGGTTTCAGGTCGAGGTTCGCCTATAATGGATCCTCGTGAAGCAGAACTGCGTAAGGCAATGGCTATGAAAGCAATGTCTCAACGTCAGCCTGGTGCACTTATGCGTAAAAAAGGTGGAGAAGTTGAATCGCCAAAAGAGCATAAATCTGAAATGAAAGAAATGGGTAAGATTGAGAAAGAATTAAAGCACCATGAAAGCATGAAAGCTTCTAAAGCGCATAAGGGTTTAAAAACAGGTGGTGCTTCCAAGAAATTTGACAATGGTGGAACAACATCAAGCAAGATAGCTAACAAGTTTGTTAACAAAATGAATGATGATAGTGACCCTAAAAATAAACTTGGTAAAACAGGTGGTATGAAAATGCCTGGTTACAAAGACGGTGGTCACGTTGCCATGTCATGTAAAAATGAAGGTGGTTTTACTGCCAACAAAAGAATGTCAAAGTTCTAAAATAGATGGGTGGGGAAACTCGCCCTCTTTTTAAATTGGAGAATTTATGAGTGCTAATATTGTTGCTTCGGTCACTCGAAGTGGTGCATATGAACCGTTTGATTTACAAGTTTCTCGTAATCAAATTTATGGTCATAGCACATTAAGCTTATTTGGTTATCAATCTGCTATCGGTAATACAAAAATTCCTGTATGGGAAAATGCTACAACGTATACCTACATTACATCAGCATCTACACTTACTTTGGTAAGTACATCAGCATCTGATAATACATCAGCGTCTGTTTTGATTAGTGGATTGGATTCAAGTTTTAATATTATCTCTGAAACTTTGTTTTTAAATGGTGTCACAGGCGTTATAACGGTTAATAGTTATTTCCGTGTGAATAGCATGATATTAGTTTCACCAGGTACAAGCCAAACAACTAACGTAGGTACAATTACTTTAAAGCAATCATCCAATGTGATAGCACAGATTAACGTAGGTGTTGGTAAAACGCAGATGTCTATTTATACCGTCCCTGCAGGATATTCGTTTTATTTAGACTTGGCTGAAGTAAATACATCCAACAGCTACACATCATCAAATATTATTACTTATTCTGTACAAGCAATTAATAATACTAACAATGTTAAATTAAATGTTTTACAGCAACCATTCGTATCTATTTATGTGGCTAACAGAGCGTCTGACCCATTTGTGTACACAGAAAAGACTGATATTCAATGGCAATTAGTAACAAGTACAGCAACGACAGTTAATGCAGGATTAATTATTGCAGGTAAATTAATTCAGAACAATACTAATGTAACAGGCACAGGAACGTAATATGCCGCTGGTTAAAAGCAAGTCAAAAGAAGCTTTTAGCAAAAATGTGTCTGCTGAAGTGAAAGCAGGTAAGCCTGTGAAACAAGCAGTTGCAATAGCGTATGCGACAAAAAATGCTGTANGTAAGAAATCAGGTGGNTTATGGGACAATATTCATGCTAAACAAGAAAGAATTNAACATGGCTCTAAAGAACATATGCGTAAGCCTGGAAGTAAAGGCGCGCCAACAAATCAAGACTTCATTGACTCAGCTAAAACATCTAAGCATAAGCATGGCGGAGATGTGTCTCTCAGTATTAGAAGGGGTGAGAAATTACCGACAAAGCAAGGCGCAGGACTTACAGCCAAAGGAAGAGAAAAAGTAAATAGAGAAACAGGATCGCACTTACAGGCGCCACAGTCAAAGGGTTCTCGTCATGATTCATTTTGTGCAAGAATGTCAGGAATGAAAGGGCCGATGAAAGATGATAAAGGTCAGCCTACTAGAAAAGCTGCATCTCTTAAGCGGTGGAATTGTAAAGACGGTGGAAAGATAAAGGGTTGGTAATGAGTACATCGGGAACTGTATCAACAACTGTCATTACTGTTCAATCATTAATTGATTCAGGCGCAAGACGTGCAGGCATGCTTGCTGAACAATTAACGATTGAGCAAGTAAATGCTGCTAAGCAAAGTCTGTACTATGTCTTATCTAATCTAGTCAATCGTGGTGTTCAGTATTGGTGTATTGATAAACACGTTTTAGGAATGAAGCCTAGTCAATATGAATATGAACTTCCTGCAAGCGTCAATGATGTTTTGAATGCTAATTACAGAACGATAACACAGAATAAAAACAACCCGTTTTCATCATCAGGAACGGTGTCGTATGCGTTTGATGGGGTATATACCAACATCTGCCAATTAACTACGAATACAGGTTATATAGGGATTAGTTCATCTAACCCCCTTTATATAGCTACGATAGGTATATTGCCTGCGATTACAGGTAGTGTTAACTATGAAATACAATATTCTCAAGATAACACAACGTGGGTAACTTTAACAACCCCAACGACTACATCTTGGGTAGCAGGCACATGGATTTATAATGATTTAGACCCATCTGCAAGTGCTCCGTATTGGAGAATATTGCAAACAAGTGGTTCTAATATGGGTGTTTATCAAACAGTATTTGGTTCTAATCCGACTGAGATCCCGTTGGCCAGAATGAACCGAGATGATTATACGAATCTTCCTAATAAGAACTTCCTAAACGATTATCCGTTACAATACTGGTTAAACAGAACAATCCCACAACCTATTATGACCTTATGGCCTACACCGCAGATTTATTCACCGCAAATCGTGGCGTGGTGTTCAAGATACATACAAGATGTAGGCTCATTATCAGGTTCAATTGAGATACCCCAAAGATGGTATTTAGCTATTCAGAACATGTTAGCACATCAAATGGCAATGGAATTACCTCAAATTGACCCTTCTAGAATTGCATACTGTGAACAACAAGCTGAAAAGTATTGGATGATGGCAGAGCAAGAAGAGAGAGATAAGTCGCCAATTTTTTTCTCACCGAATATTAGTGTATACACCCGATGAATTACAAAAATATTTATTCTTCTCTTATTGAAAAAGCGAAACAACGAGTTTCGTTAGAAGGATATTTTGAAAAACATCATATTATTCCGAAATCGTTAGGTGGTTCAAACTCTAAATCTAATCTAGTAAATCTTACTGCTCGTGAACACTTTATAGCTCATTGTCTTTTAGCTAAAATTCATGGTGGGACCCAATGGCATTCTTTATCTAGATTTAAAGGTAATAAAGGTTCATATGTAAACTCTAAATTATATGAATTTTCAAGAGCTAAAGTTTCAGAAATTGTAAGCGCTAGATTTAAAGGTGTACCTAAATCAAATGAAACTAAATTAAAAATGTCAGTTTCTTCAAAAGGAAAAACTAAATCAAAAGAAGCTATTGAAAACAGTAGAAAAGCTAGACTAGGCAAACCAGTTACCGAAAACGCATTAAAAGCATTACACGCCCATCGTCATTTAGCATGGACACCTGAAGCGCAAATTAAAAAGTCTGCTAAATTAAAAGGTCGTGATGTGTCCGGGTGGATACATAAAACTACTGAAGCAAATAAAGGAAGAAAACCAAGCGATAAATGCATTGATTTATTTGTAAAGCGAATCACAGGTAAAAAACAAACGCCTGAACAAATTGCAAAACGTGTAGCTTCTCGAAAAGCCACATTACAAGCACAGGGAAGGACTGTTTAATGAAATGGCTAAACACTCGTGGCAATACTGTTTTAAACATAGCAATCTGCGATAGGTGCAAAAATAAACGTGCATATACAGATATTGTGGATGATGGGAATATTAAAGGTCTGCGTGTATGTACTTTTGGGTGTAGCGATGTGCGTGACCCCTATCGATTACCTGCGAGACAACCTGAAAAAATATCGGTAAGATTTCCTCGACCTGATGCAAATGTTGACCAAATCCATGATAATATTATATCTGAACCAAGCGGTGATAATCCATTAGCAACCGAGAGTGGCAACACACCGACTAATGGCAACTTAAATGAATTGAGTCCATAATGGCAGATATAAGAATTTCAGAATTACCGTCAGCTCCAAATGCAATCTCAGGTTCTGAGCTTGTTCCTATTGTTCAGAATGGACAAACAGTAAAAACTACGGTATTAGACCTTGTTAATAGCCCTGTACAAACACAAACATTCCTTACTGTTGGAAATGAGCCTAGTTTAGCTAATAGTAGAAGGATTGGTGGTGGATTAGGTATTGGATTAGTTGATAGTGGTGCTCAAGGTCAATTAGTCATTGGTTTGAATGCTGTATCAGCAAGCCTAGAAAACGCTTCTACAGGCATGATTGTTAAGAATTCAAGCACTACGGTGGTGAATCGCAGTATTGTTAGTTCAGGCTCAGGCTTATCTGTAACGAATGGTAATGGTCTTAGTGGAAACCCTGCTGTTGGGTTAACAGGATTACCACTCGCTTTATCAGGAATTACAGGAACAGGTTTCTTAACTACATCAGGTGGAACTAGTCTAGGTACATCTGTTATAACAGGCACATCCAATCAAATTACGGTTGTTGGTGGAGATGGAAGCTCTATTCCAACTATCTCCATAGCAAATAACCCAATTATTAGTGGTACAGGCTCTATAACAATTCCAAATGGAACGACAGGGCAACGCTCAGGCTCGTATGGTGCATTACGTTATAACTCTACTTTAGGTACTTTTGAGGGTTATGCTTCATTAGGTTGGCAACAATTTACTTATTCATCAGCAAGTGTATCTTCTTTTCAAACATCTTTAAGTGGGCTAACTCCTAGTACATCCACGACAGGAGCAGTTACGCTTAGTGGCACATTGGGCGTTCCTTCAGGTGGTACAGGATTTTCTACCTATGCTACAGGTGATTTAATTTACGCATCTGCAACGAATACATTATCTAAGTTAACTGCAGGTACGAATGGCTATGTTTTAACCTTAGCAGGGGGCGTTCCAACATGGGCATCTTCTACAGGCGGGGTTACATCATTTAGTGGTGGAACAACAGGTTTAACGCCCAATACAGCCACTACAGGTGCAATTACTCTAGCAGGAACATTAAATGCTGTTAATGGTGGAACAGGGTTTGCCACTTATGCTACAGGTGATATTGTTTATGCTTCAGCAACTAATACTTTATCTAAATTAACAGCAGGTACTAATGGTTATGTATTGACACTATCAAGTGGGGTGCCCACATGGGCTGCGTCTACAGGTGGGGTTACTTCTTTTCAAACATCATTATCAGGATTAACTCCAAGCACATCTAGTACAGGTGCAATTACGCTTGCAGGAACTTTAGGGGTTACGAGTGGCGGTACAGGATTAACATCGGTAGGAGCGTTAGGGAACGTATTAACTTCTAATGGTACTACTTGGGTATCACAAGCACCTACATCAACATACTCTTCATTCACTCCAACTACACAAACTGCCACAAGTGGGCAAACTGTTTTTAACGTAACCTATACAGCACCATACATTATGGTGTTCTTAAACGGTGTGTTATTAAATACGGTAGATTACACAGCAACAAACGGAACAACAGTAGTTTTAGCTACAGGTGCAACCGCAGGGGATATTCTTGATTTTCTTACATTTACAACAAGTGCAATGGTGTCTGCAGGTGGTTCAAATACGCAAATTCAATACAATAATAGTGGTGCATTAGCAGGTAATGCAAATTTTACTTATACAGGAAATGATGTTAATATACCGTATGGGTCATCAAATTCTGCATCATCTATTTCCCGTGTAGCTTTAGCAATTTCTATGATGAGTTAATATGCCACAAAACTGGATTTCCTCACAAGCGGCAAACGTCACCACAATCACTACGGTGTATAACCCAACCACGGCTGGTGTTCAAACTGCAATGACAGGATGTTTATTGGCAAATACAACAACAAGTCCAGTAACTGCATCGGTAACTTTAGTGAACTCAGGTGCTACTGTAACGACTAATATTGTTAAAAATGTCATTATTCCTGTAGGAACGGCTTTAAGTATTTTAGTGGAAGGTAGTAGGGTGAATGTGCCACAAAACTATGCAGTTCAAGTGGTTGCTAGTGGTGCTACGGATGTAACAGTATCTGCGGTGGAGGTATCATGAGTTATTTAGGTTTGCAATATCCAGATGCTGCAGTATTATTTAGTGGAAATTTAACTGCTGTAGGTGTTGGTTCATCTATAAATACTACAGGCTATGATGGTTTAGTTTCACAATTTACAGGTAATTGGTCTGGTGTAATTACTTTTGAAGGTAGTAATGATGGAATAAATTGGGCTCCAATTTTAGTAACTAAACTGTCAGAGTTGGTTGTTAAATCTCAAATTGAGATAAATGGAAACTGGACAGTTAAATGCGATACTTTATATGTTAGATACAATGTTACCAACATTACAGGAACAGCTAATTTAATTATTATTGGTAATAATGACGTTATTTCTACAGCAGTAGATAGATTATCAATGGCGATGGATGAGGCTAATAACTCACCATTAAACATTAAGTTACAACCACAAAACTCAGGTATAAAACAAGACTTATCAGGTGCGTTTGTATTGAGTGATGCCCCAAATACAGTATCGGTNAATCAAACAGCAACCAATGCTGTAACAACTATTGATACTCAAGGTTATCAATCTATAGAAATAACAACTCAGACATTCATTGGTACTATTACAGCATCNAATGATGGTGTTACTTNTTCTGCAATTGGTGGNATGACCAANGCTGGAACATGGGTAACANCTTTAGGATCAGCAAACACAAACTATATATTTCCGTGTCAAAGTAGATATATTAAGATTGTTGGAACTACAGGTGGTCAGTTTACTTATGCTTTAAGAAACGTGCCATTTATGGGACAAAACCTATCTGCTATTGGTGGTGCTGCTGTATCTGCCACAACTGCTCAATTAGGCATAAACCTTGTAAACGTAGGTAATACTGCGGTAGTAACAGGCGGTGTTGCTGGTACATTAGGTGTTGGTGGTACAAACGCTGTTGGTGTTGCATCTGCATCTAACCCTGTGCTTGTTGGTGGTGTTGACCCCACAGGTTTAGCAAGAAGAGCTGCAACAACCATGTTGGGCGATGTAATTACA